AACCGCATCAGCCTGATCGAGAAGTACGACGGCAGCGTGGCCAACCCGGCAATCCGACGCTGCGAGCTGATGACCCGCATTCGCGGCTTCGAAAACATCTGCAACGAGATGGGCTTTATCGGCGAGTTCTACACGCTGACCGCCCCGGCGCGCTATCACGCCACAATCAAAACCGGTCATCGCAACCGCAAATGGAACGGCGCCAGCCCGGCCGACACCCAGCGCTATCTCTGCGGCGTCTGGCAAAAAATCCGCGCCAAGCTGCATCGTGATGAAATCCGAATCTTCGGGATCCGCGTTGCCGAGCCTCATCACGACGCGACCCCGCACTGGCACATGCTGATGTTTATGCGTCCCGAACAGGTTGAGCGCGTGCGCGAGATTATGCGTGACTACGCCTGGCAGGAAGACAGCGGCGAGCTGACGACGGACAAAGCCCGCAAGGCCCGCTTTCACGCGGAGGCTATCGACCCGGAAAAGGGCAGCGCAACGGGCTACGTCGCTAAGTACATTTCCAAAAATATTGACGGCTACGCGCTGGACGGCGAGACGGACGACGAAAGCGGCAAAGACCTGAAGGAAACCGCCTCGGCCGTTTCCGCCTGGGCGGCACGCTGGCACATCCGGCAATTCCAGTTTGTGGGCGGCGCGCCGGTGACGGTTTACCGCGAGCTGCGCCGCATGGCAGACAGCGAAACAGCCCACGGCCTCAGCGTTGAGTTTGCGGCCGCGCATGACGCCGCCGATGCGGGAGACTGGGCAGGATACGTTAACGCACAGGGCGGCCCGTTCGTGCGCCGCGACGAGCTGGCCGTGCGCACCTGGTATCAGGCCAGCGAAGACGTGAACGAGTATGGCGAGGAAACCGTGCGCATCAAGGGCGTTTATGCAACGGAAGTGGGTGAAGACACGCCGATCCTCACTCGTCTGGCGCAGTGGAAGATTGTGCCGAAACGTGCCGTTGATTTGGGTTTTGAATTTAAGGACGCGTCCGCGTCCTCTCGGAGTTCTGTCAATAACTGTACGGGAGGTTTGAGATCTGAGGATTCGAACCCGCCGGAAAGTTTCGACAATATCGACCTGGACGGCATGAGCAGACGGGAAAGACGGCAGCTGCTGAGCCGGATCAGGGCGCAGGTGCCAGAAAAGCGGCACCTGCAGCTGAGGCGGTCGGACAAAATCGAGGCCGCGTGCGACAACGTGATAGGCCAGGTGAAGGATTTATGCGGTGAAACCATCAGCCGCGGGCTGGCCGTACGCCTGATTGGCGGCGCGCAGACGAAAATTGCTGGCCGACTGTTTCGCAGCTCTGCATATGGTGAGTTGGTGAGGCCGCATGATGGACCTAAAAATTATGAAATTCTGGAGCGAATAGGGCGCTTAGCTCGTGCCTCTAAGGGTACGAAAGAAGCCAATTAACGTCCTAACTTCAAGAGCCTGCTTTCAGATAAAGTCTTATTGACCATAAAAAATCATTTCACATTTGGAAAATCGTAATATACTGTATGCATAACCAGTTGCTCATTGTGCGGAGGGATTATGCGAGACTATTTTTTGGAGTCAATGAAGCTCCAGCGTATTGATTTATTTATGAAACTTGTTGCGGCAAGTGATTGCAGTGAAGATGAGAAACAGCTCGCGATTCAGTGGGTTTCAGAGCTGACTGATGAGCTGATGCGTAAGGTAAGAAGCCACGAATATTCACGATCTATACAAGTATCTGAATAATTAGGGGGGAGACTATGCGCATAGAAATTATGCTTGATAAAAATCAAAAACTAAGCCAGTCAGTGATTGAAGCTTTTCATGACGAGATAAACAGGCGCGTAGTGGCGCTTTACCCTGAAGCAGTAGTGCGGGTACGGCAGGGAAGCCACACAAGAATAGAAATGCCTGGCTTTAAACTCGACGAGGACAGGCGGCGGCTAAATGATCTGCTTCAGAACGTTTGGGAAGATGACAGCTGGCTACACTGATAACCGTGCAGACGTCAAAAGCTTGATTTTGACGGCGGCAGGGTTGAACAACGAGCGCGCGAGGCGTTAGGTTATGGGGGGACGAGACTCTGAATTTCAGGTCGTTTACCGTGGTGAAACCCTCCCATATTTCCGTCCAGGTGGATGGGTTATGTTTCAACGGTCACGCGAGTGTGGCGGCGGTTTCTGGCTGGGGCAGACTTTCGAAAATGCGTTTATCTTTGGCCGGCCGTTTCCCCTGACTTACCGGGAGGCTCTTCTGCTTGTCATGGATTTCACCAGGCGAAAAGTTGAAGTGCCAGAGTCAGAGCCTGATGACCAGTTGCCCCTGTTTTGATGTTGCCCGGCACTGCATGACTATGCCGCATGAATTCGCATGATCCCGAAAGGATCGTTTATGCCCCGGCCCGCCAGTAATGGCGGGCTTTTGCTTATGTCATGCACCTGCATGAAAACCACTACATAAAGCGGGCAGGCGTGGCGGGGGTACGAGCGCGCGCTGAGGGGTAAAGATGGTCAAAATTCGGCGCAATTTCCGGGCCGCTGGCGCGTCGGCGACGTGGGACTGATGCGAGGGCGCAAAAAAAAGAGCGCCCCGCAGGATGCTGCTGAGGCGCTCTGGTGAGGGGTAGCAATGAAACGTCAGGCGGGGCGGCTTTCGTCGGCCAGGTCGAGACTATAAGGCGTGAATCTGATCACCTCTTCACCCAGCCAGGCGTTCAGCTCTTCAAAGCGTTTTTGCAGCGGCATCAGTTCATTGCGCACGAACACGCGGCTGGCCTTCTCCACGTCACCGAACCCGCCAGTGTTGTTCGGGATAATGCCCATCATCTGCGGCGGCACCCGGTGCGCGGCCAGCATGTCATCCCGGCTCACGTTCTTGATGTTCAGAAACTCATCCTTTGCCGCTACCTCTGACAGCGGGATGATCTGAATGCCGTCCTTTTTCCCGCTCGGCGAATACATGAACAGGTTGCGGAAGTTGCCAGGGCCTTTCGCGCTTTTCATCGCCTGGCGCATGGCGTCCACATCTTCCTGATTCTGAGACGGGTCCGTAACGTACATGATGTAACCCGCATGGCTGCCGTTAAGGTAATACTTGCGGCGGAACAGCGTCGCCGACTCGTTCAGCAGCGTAGACGGGATGGCAGAAAGATATTCCGGCAGGCCGTAAACTTCCTGATTCAGATCCGGCTCCATCAGGTGGAACACGTTGCCCGGTGTGAACTGGTAAGGCTGCGTGCTGAGTCCGTACTGTACAAACCAGTAGGTGTCGAGATCGGTTCCGCGCCGCGTAAACTTCGCCAGGGCAGGCTCCAGACCAATCACCCCGCCGAGGCGGTTGGTACGCTTCTCCAGATACGTATTGCCGAACACTAGATAGTCCTGCACAAACCGGCTGAAGGCCTGCTGACTCAGTAGCTTATGCGGGATAAACGAGCTGGTCAGAATGTTGCGCTTCACGTTGAGCGGCGAGCTGTGATGCACGGCCGCGCGGAACGTGCGCGCCAGCCCGTCAAAACTCACCGGCGGTTCATACCAGCGATCGTTAATGACGCACTCCACGTAGTCGAGCAGCTCGCGGCGGTCCAGTACCGGCACCGGGTCGCCGAAGGTAAAAGCCTCTGCCGCCGCGCCGCCGGTCATCTGCTGCTGCACGGGCTGGGTGCGCGTGCGGTTCCTGCGTTTGCTCATTAGTAAATCTCCATAATGTTGCGGCTGTGGGCGGCTTCGCCCTGCAGCGGTTCGTTTGCCAGCGCGTGCATCGTTGCCCAGGCTAAATCGCCGTGGCTCACTTCCTCGCTGCGGCTGGTTTCATAGGTCGGACGGTTGCCGCTGGCCGTGGTGGCCTTGCGGATAGACATGAATGACTGCGCGATGTCGAGGTGACTGGCGTCAAACTCAAGCCGCCCGCTGGCTATGGTGTCGTAAGCCTTCAGCACCAGGGCGTTTTTGACGTTCGGGTTATAAACAAACTCTTTCACCTGCGGGAAAAAGGCTTTGACGTTCTCATATACGCCGAGGCCGACGCCGGTGGAGTCGATGCCGATATAGGTGACGTTATATTGCTGGGTCAGCGTCCTGATGGCATCGGCCTGGCCCCGAAAGTCCATGCCGCGCCACTGGTGCCGCTCGAGGATGCGGAACTTGCCGCCCGGCACGGCGGGCGGGGCCATGACCACGCACCCGGCGCTGTCACCGTTCTGCGTGCCCTTCGCCGGGTCATAACCGATCCATACCTCCTTCCGGCCAAACGGGTGCAACGCCAGCGCTTCAAAGTCAGACCAGACTTCCCAGCTGTCCACCATGCATTTCTGCAGCATCGCCAGCTGGAACACCGAGGCCAGATCGTCCATGAAGACGCACATCAGCAGGTTCTGATAGTCCTCCGGGCTGTAGCGCGTGCGCAGCTGCTCTAGGTCAAACAGGTCGCAGCCGCCGCGCACCGCATCTTCAACCGTGACAATCTGGCGGAACTGGCCGTCTTCACAGAGGCGTCCGGCAGCTAGCGACTGATGGCTAAGATCGATGTCAACCCGGTCAGCTTTGGCCCGGCCCTTGTTGAACTGTGCGCCGGACCAGAACGGGTAGGCGCTGTGCGTCAGGCTGGACGGAGTGGAAAAGTAGGTTTCGCGCCATTTCTTGTGCAGCGCCATGCCTGACGCCACTTTCTGCAGCTCCTGAAACTTCGGGATCCAGAAATATTCATCCAGGTACAGATTGCCGTGATAGCTCTGCGCGGTGCGGGCATTGGTGCCGAGGAAATACAGACACGCGCCGTTGCCGAGCGTCATGGGGTCGCCCTTCAGGTCTACGTCCACTTCGCGGGCAAACTCAATAATGTACTGCTTGAAGACGTGCGCCTGCGCCTTGCTGGCTGAAAGAAAAATCTGGTTTCGCCCGGTGGTCAGCGCATCAATCAGCGCTTCGCGGGCAAAAAAGAAGGTGGCACCAATCTGGCGCGACTTCAGCAGGTTGCGGACGGCATATTTATTTCCGGCTTCCCACCACTGGCGCTGATAGCCAAACATCGAACCGTGAAAAACCTCCTGCAGCTTTTCGATCTGTTCGTCGGTGAATACGTTCTTTTCCGGTGGCTTGCGGGGGCCGCTGTTTCGGTTTGCCACCTTCGGGTTCAGGTCCGCTTCGTTCCCGCCATTGCTGAACTTGCCGATGCGGGCGTGGCGCTCGGACTGGCGCGCCAGCAGGTCGATTTCCTTGAAGTCTCTCCCTTCTTTCGTCTCCTTCATGATGAGCTGACAGTAGCGCGCGGCGGTGGTGAGCTGCATCTGGTCAAGTGGGCCGTAGTCGCCCCACTTGTCGCGCTTCTTCCAGCTGTGAACGGTTGCGGGTTTCTCTCCCAGCATTTCAGCAATGCGGGCGATACGGTATCCCTGAAAGTACAGGAGCAAGGCCTGCCTGCGGGGATCGAGGTCTTCGGGGGCGAGTGTCGTTGTCATGGCCCCAAAATACGGCCCCGGCGGTCCCTTTTCCGCCGCCCCTCATTGTGTGGTTTTCCGCACAATGGCCCCGCGTTGTTTCAATACCCCTCCCGCCGCAAACATAGAGCCTCAAAGCGATTTTTCACAACGGAGCCTGGCTCATGACAGTAACTGCAAAGCGTTTTCGGATCGGGGTGGAAGGTGCCACCACGGACGGGCGCGAAATTTCCCGCGAGTGGCTCGTGCAGATGGCCGCCGCGTACAACCCGCAGGTCTACACCGCGCTGATTAATCTGGAGCACATCAAGTCTTACGCCCCGGACAGCACCTTTAACCGCTACGGCTCGGTGAGCGCGCTGGTTGCGGAGGAAATCACCGACGGACCGCTGGCCGGGAAAATGGCGCTCTACGCCGACATTCTGCCAACGGATTCGCTCGTCGAGCTGGTCAAAAAGGGCCAGAAGCTTTTCACCTCCATGGAGGTCAGCACCAAATTTGCCGACACCGGCAAAGCCTACCTGGTTGGCCTGGCTGCCACGGACGATCCGGCGAGCCTCGGCACCGAAATGCTGGCGTTCAGCGCGTCGGCGGAAAAGAACCCGCTGGCAAACCGCAAACAGCACCCGGACAACCTCTTTACCGCCGCCACCGAAACCGTGATCGAGCTGGAAGACGTGCCGGAGGAAAAGCCCGCCCTGTTTACCCGCATCAAGGCCATGTTTGCCAAACAAAAGCAGACCGACGACGACCGTTTCAGCGACGTGCATCAGGCGGTCGAGCTGATAGCCAGCGAGCAGCAGAACTATGGCACCCGCACCGACAGGG